TGACCCCCGTGTTGTTCGTCGTCAAGGTTGGCCCCGACGCCTACAAAGACACCACCCGCTTCCCCAGCGGCCCGTCTTGCAAGCAAGGTGACTTCGTCATCGTGCGCCCCAATTCAGGCACCCGCCTGAAGATTCATGGCCGTGAGTTCCGCATCATCAACGATGATTCGGTCGAAGGCACTGTGCAAGACCCGCGTGGAATTACCCGCGCTGCTTAAGGAGTAAATTATGCCGTTACCCAAGTTCAAGGGGGAAGATTATGAATTCCCCGACGAAAAAGAAGAGAAGGCCAAAGCAAAGGCCGAAGACGATCTTGACATCGAGATCGAAGACGATACCCCGGAAGAAGACCGTGGTCGCAAGCCTCTGAAGGAGCCTATCGAGGACCCTACAGAAGACGAACTTGCCAGCTACGACGAGAAAGTCCAAAGCCGGATAAAGAAATTCACTCGTGGTTATCACGACGAGCGCCGCGCAAAAGAAGCAGCCGAACGGGAGCGCATCGCCGCTGAAAACTACGCCAAGCAGATTTTGGAAGAGAACAAACGCCTCCAGCAGCAGCTTGCTAATGGTAGCCAGGCATACATCGAGACCTCCAAAACTGCTGCTGAAGCCGAGCTAAATGCAGCCAAATCGTTGTACAAAAAGGCCTATGAAGAGGGAGACCCCGACGCGCTGGCTGAAGCCCAGGCCAATATTGCCCGGGCAACCCTGAAATTGGACAAAGCTCAGGGTATGAGGCCTATTGAGGTGGAGGAAAAGGAGTGGAATCCCCCCGCCCAGCAGGCTCAACAACAGCAGCCCATGTCCCGCCGCACCAAACAATGGGTAGACGACAACTCAGATTGGTTCGGAAAAGACGACGAAATGACTATGGCAGCTATGGGGCTTGACAAAAAGTTACAGGCCAAGTATGGTGCCGACTATGTTGGTACATCTGAATACTTTCAGACTATTGACAAGACAATGCGAAAACGATTTCCTGAGTATTTTGAAGATGCTCAGAGCGATGAGGATGACGAGCCGCCTCGCCAAAAAAGAGCTGAACCGGCTGATGAGGAAGAACCTCCACGCCGTGCCTCAAAACCCGCTACTGTGGTTGCTCCGGCATCCCGTAGCACCCCGCCTAGTCGTGTTCGACTGAAGGCATCCGAAGCTGCGATAGCCCGCAGGCTTGGGGTCCCTTTGGAAGAATATGCGAGACAGGTTGCAGCACTTAGTAAAGGTTAAAAATGGAACAAAATACGCAAACACAAACGCAAGGTCGTCAGAATCGCCTGACTCGTGAACTCGATTCACGGGAAACTTTTCGTCGTCCTACGTCATGGAAAGCCCCCGAGGTTTTGCCGTCCCCTGACAAACGTCCGGGTTGGGCACATCGCTGGGTGCGTATTAGCATTCTTGGCAATGCTGATCCATCTAATATCTCTTCTAAGTTCCGTGAAGGATACGAACCCTGCAAAGCAGAGGACTATCCTGAACTCATGATGCACGCCGCTACTGAAGGTCGTTTCAAAGGAAACATCGAAGTAGGTGGTTTGTTGCTCTGCCGTATCCCTGATGAGTTCATGGAGCAACGCTCGCAGCATTACGAGCGCCAAAACAAGGCTCAAGTGGAATCGGTGGACAACAATTTCCTTCGTCAAAGTGACGCGCGGATGCCTCTCTTCGCGGAGAAATCATCCAAAGTCACCTTTGGTTCTGGTTCATAAATTTTGGAGTCTTAAATGGCATATCCTACCGTTGACGCCCCTTACGGGCTGAAACCGATCAATTTGATTGGTGGACAGGTGTTTGCCGGAGCTACTCGTCAGCTCGTCATCGCTAATACTTCTGGTACCGGCTACGGCACCAGCATTTATTACGGCGACGTTGTGACGACTGTTTCCGGTGGCACAATCGAAAAAGATTCTGGTACTTCCACTGCCACGCCGGTTGGTGTGTTTTTGGGTTGCCAGTACACTAGCGCCACTACTGGCCAACTGACTTTCTCGCAGTACTATCCTGCAAGTCTGGCGGTCAAGAGCGGTTCTACCATCCTTGCCTTTGTATCTGATGATCCCGATCAACTGTATAAAGTTGTGCTGGTTAGCGGCACTACTGCAGACGGTAACGGCTTGACCCCGACTTTCTTGGGTCGTACCGTGATTGGCTCTAACGCTGCTCTGGTGCAAAACACGGGTTCTACCGTGACTGGTGACTCCAAGGTTGGTATTTATACCGCCGCTGGCGCTACCACGACCGCAACCCTGCCCATCCGCATCATTGATGTGGTCCCCGATACTGCCAACTCTTCTGGTAACTTCTGCGAAGTCATCGTTAAGTGGAACGCACCTAACGTGACCGGCCAAGTTGTTGCAGGTGGTCATCAGTATCTCAACCCGACTGGCGTCTGATAAGGAGTAAATCATGGCCATTTCACGCGCACAACTGCTGAAAGAGCTGCTCCCTGGTCTGAACGCCCTGTTCGGTCTGGAGTACGCTCGCTACGGCGAAGAACACAAAGAAATCTACGAAACCGAGACTTCTGAGCGTTCGTTTGAAGAAGAAACCAAGCTGTCTGGCTTCTCCGCCGCCCCGGTGAAGAACGAAGGCTCTGCCATTGCTTATGACAATGCGCAGGAAGCTTGGACCACCCGCTATACGCACGAAACCATCGCTCTGGGTTTCTCGATCACCGAGGAAGCCATCGAAGATAACCTGTACGACAGCTTGTCTGCTCGCTACACGAAGTCGCTGGCCCGTGCTATGGCATACACCAAGCAGGTTAAGGCTGCTGCGGTTCTGAACAATGGCTTCAGCTCTAGCTACCCCGGTGGCGACGGCCAAGCTCTGTTCTCTACTGCTCACCCCCTGGTGTCTGGCGGTACCAACAGCAACACGCCCTCTACCCAAGTTGATCTGAACGAGACTTCCCTGGAAGCCGCCGTTATTCAGATCGCCGCTTGGACGGATGAACGTGGTCTGCTGATCGCTGCCAAGCCCAAGAAGATGATTGTTCCTCCGGCACTGATGTTCGTTGCTGACCGTCTGCTCGAAACCGAGCTGCGCGTTGGTACCAACGACAATGACATCAACGCCATCAAGAACATGGGCGCTGTGCCGGAAGGTTACACCGTCAACCACTTCTTGACCGACACCAACGCTTGGTTCCTGACCACGGATGTTCCCAACGGTATGAAGCACTTTGTGCGCACGCCGCTGCAGAATTCCATGGACGGAGATTTCGACACGGGCAACGTTCGCTACAAAGCTCGTGAGCGTTATTCGTTTGGATGGAGTGATCCTCTGGGCATGTGGGGCAGCTCTGGCTCGTCCTAATTAAACCTTTTGGTTTAAGAAGATTGGGGGCTTCGGCCCCCTTTCTTTTGTGTTATAATTACCCGTGTCAAAACAGGAGAAGCGCATGGACACCGCAAATATGCCTACAACTCGTGCCGAAGCCAGAGCCACGGGGGCTAAATATTACTTTACTGGGGAGCCCTGCAAGCATGGCCATGTTGCCCCTCGCAAAACCAAAGGATCGTGCCTTGAGTGCTTGAAGCTGGAATGGGAAAAGGGTAACCAAGCTCGCGCCGAGTACTTTCGGGAGTACAACCAGTCCGAGGCGGGACAGAAAGCCAAACGGGGGTACTACGAACGCAACCGGGATCAAGTAATAGCTCGCGCACAGGCACGGGATATGGTTACCGTAACAAAATACAAAAAAGACCATAAAGAGCGAAACCCCGACTATTACAAATCTTTGGTGAGTTCTCGCCGTCGCCGGTTCCGTCTAGCCACGCCAAAGTGGCTGACTGCCGAGCACAAGATGGAAATCCGGCTGAAGTACCGGCTGGCTATTGAGCTGAGCCGACGCACCGGGGTACGCCACGCAGTGGACCATATCATCCCGTTGCAGGGGGAGGAAGTGTGCGGACTGCACGTGCCGTGGAACCTGGAAGTTATTACGCAGGACGAGAACTTAAAGAAATCAAACAAGCTAGTTGACACCACCCCAAAAACAGATA